GTTCTCCAACCTTGTGATTCCCACTACTTTAAGCTAGTATTGGACTATTATTTCTCAGTCTATTAATTACTTCAACAGTTTTAAACTTACTGAACTCGTTTAAATTGTCACCGTATTGATTCATAATATTTCCGAAGGACGCTTCTTCTCCTTTTATTTTAGAATACTTGTTTATAGTATCCTGATTCACTAAAAGTGAATTTTTGTCTAAGTCAACAATAACTTTAACAAAATCTTCAAATAGTGGATGGTTCTTACAATTCTCAAGAATAGATATTGTACGTATTGTGTAGTAATCAGCTCCACTTAAACCAACACTTTTGAAATTGACGTAACGTTCTTGATATAATATTCTATTTAATGCGCGATAAATAGGATAAATACCAGGAATTATACTTTCATTATTTATGTAATCTACATGATAAAGATTTTGTAAATAGACGCAATAATCTTTAGAAATGACACTTTTAGTATCATTTAATTGTAAACCACAAGAATTAAAGTATTTTATAAAACTGTCCACATCGTCATCATTTATTGAATAAACTCCATCATCACCTTGAACTTGAATATTTGAATCTTTAACAAATCCAGAATTCATAGCTACTAAATATTGAGCAATTGAATCTATTTCATTAGTAAATGTTGAACCGGAAGGTACTCCGTGTTGTCCACTTATTATACCGTCCGGTGTTACAAGACTAATATTTCCAAATGTATATTTAATGTTGTCGATGTCTGAATAATAGTTTTTCATGAATAATTTCTTAATATATTCAAAAGAATAATATTGCAGATGCGTTCTCACACTCGCATCATAAGCAGTAAAATCAACAGAAACCATTGTTTTATTACTTATTTTACTTTTAACTAAAATATTAGTTATATTAACTGCAACATCATCCGGACTATTTAAAACAGAGCGCCAAGACTGTTTTCTTTGATATGCAAGAAGGGGAGAATAAAAACGCATTTCGTTGGCGCTATTTATAGCGGGATAACCCCAAACTCCACGAGTTTTCTTTCCTTCTTGTGTTCTCGTAAATAATACACAAGGATCATTACGATCCATTAAATCATCCCATTCTTCTAATAGTTTATCCTTAACATTGGATTTTCTAGTAAAATAAGGTAACCCAGAATTCGTTGAATTCTTAAGTAATTCAATGGATGACATTTTACTAATGGGTTGAAGAGAACCCATAGATGCACTTTGTGGCATAATAATGTCCAGAACAACGGGTGTACTTTCGCCAAAGTAATCGTACACACTATCTCTTCTATCTTTCCAAGGGACTGCAATAGATCTTGGTCCGATTTTATCTCTTTGTTTCAATTCTATGTCTTTCAAAACAGAATTTATGACACCTTGCTTATTCTCGAAAATTTTGTCAACGAGACTGACTACATTCTGGTGTCCACCTTCGTCTTCAACGTATGGTGTTGAGAATACACTGGTAGTACCTGTCACAATTGTGTCGAGAAGCCGACCAATGACCCCAGCAACCTGATCTGTAATTTTCAGTTTGTACAGAAAAGGATACTTAAGACTGTTGTCCGCCAACCCCTCTTTCTGACTTCGGATAGCCTTCGCTTTATTATTGGAAGAATTTGATCCAGCACGTCCAGGTGCTGATTTTCCACCTGTTCTTTTCTTACCATATCTTTTCTTCTTCTTCTTAACTTCAGTTGTCGCTTCTATCTCTGTCTCTAAATTATTGTTCTCAAGCATAGGGTTATCTCCATTTATGCAAGTTAAAATTAAAGTATTTGTTTTCTAATTAATCCTTTCTTAATTGTGTCTAAAGACATTAACCAGTCCAAAGTTTTATAAGATGATTCTTGTATTGTATTAACACTCACACCTTGACAAAAACTAGTACCAGGTAGATGTACAGTTGAACGAATTCCAGAAGTTCCATCTGCTAATAATTTAACAGTTTCTGGTCTTGAGTCAGTAATAAAAGGAACTGATCTTGCAGCGTAAAATCTTTTGATTCCGCTTTCTATGTAATAACTTCTTCTAGTGTCAACGTCATTTGCACTAGTTCCATGAACTGGGCAAATTAAACCAGGACGTATATTAAAACTATCTTTTAGATAAATACCATTTAATGCATAAGCTGCACCATCTAGTGAATTTGTATACGAATTGTAACGAATAGCAATAGAATCATCATTTTGATGCGGAATACCAAGCGCCATTCCAGTAGATTCGTTCCACACTTCGAAAGGAAGGTTTGCAAATATAGTCTTAAAATTTTCATCATATACAGGAACATTTGGAATATCTGCTAAATTCCCTGGAACCCAGTGCGGTACTGCACGACGAATAAGAGCAAAGACTTGATTTACACTATCAGAATTTAAATCTGAAAGTGCTGACTCCAATTCATTATTCTTGAAAGTCATGTCTTCATTAGAATATGATGGGATGATTTTAAGTATAGGACTTGCAGGATTATTACCTGAAAGAAAATTTCCACTTAAATATCTCAGAAAATTCATTAAATTAGGAGGACAAGGTGTGTCTGCAAGACGACGACCAAGTTTTGCTAAACTATTAAAATCTTCTGATGTTAATTTATTTCTTATATAAATTAAACCCATGTTCTTATTTCTAGGATTGTCGTGGTATGTTATAATGCTTGCATAATAAAAGTAGTATTGTAATGCTCTTATTAGACAATTGAATGCATGTAATATTTGAATCGAAGAAAAGTGTTCAGTTATATTTAGATTAAAACCTACATTAGACTGAGCTTTACTTTGAATATCGAATGCAACAATTTGGTTAAAATAGTTATATATTTCTGACAGACTACTATCAGGAATCTCTACTTTAGCCGAAGTCATATGCAAAGGAGAACATTCATCTTGTACTGCATCATGATAATCACTAACGTAAGTATTTGGAATAATTCCAGAATTTATACTTATTGCTTGTGGTTTTGGTGTTTTCATTAAATAATGAGTCCCATCGTTTGCTGAATTAGTCATTTTATTTTCTCCTTTACCTTTGGTGTATTTATTATTATTTCCTTTAGTTTTACTATTATTTATTTTATTTCTTACAAATTGAGCAAGATTAACAAAATTTTGTTTAACGTCGGGAGATAGCCTTTGATATTGATCATAAGCATAAATAGCACCCGTAATAACATTAACAAATTGCGAATTAGACTTCTTTGGTATACTATCTCTAGTGTTTCCACTTTTAACAATATTTCCAGAATTAGTCTTATTGAAGGGAACAATATCCCCTCCCGCGTCCAAAACATACGAAGTATTTGCAGTGGTCTCTCCACTTTTTGTATTATATCCGTAATTATTGGTACTGAACAACTTTCTTTTAGTATTCTTCATATATATTATTATTAATTTTGCAGTCCATACTTTGCAGTTGGAAGAATTCGGTAAAACACACTCGTGGTCACAAATAATATAACGTTCCGTGATTAACTCGGTAATTATAGTGACAAAGGCCCTATATGGCGAAC